CGCCTAAATAATCTATAGTTGCTACAGGAGCAAAGTTCAATCTAAACTCTGCAATATTTCCTGTAAAACCTGTACCTGAGCCAGCCCAAAAAGCGGGACCCGCGTTATAGTTTAAAGCATAAGCAGCGGGTAGTGTTGCTTCTCTATTTTGTATTAAACCCCCGTAACTATTAGGTGAATATACTCTCAAGGCTGTGCCCGTACCGAATGATTCAGCTTTCAAAGCATCACCATTTACGGAAGAAGCAGATATAGCGTGGTTTGTACTTAATGAAGTCGATACAATTGAGCCGTTTACTTGAAGTTTTTCAGCCCCGCCTGTTCCGCCATTTATTTTAACGCTTGTACCATCGTCAGAAATTTGAGAATCTACCCCTGTAGTAGTCGTTCCAAACTTAACTAATTTGTTAACTGTTCCTGATAATCCACCACCTCCGCCTGTGATGTCCGATAGCATCGCAAAAGTACCATTCTTGTCAGGCACTTGTTGGGTTCTTGCTGCTGTCAATAGATTAGTGTCTAAATTAAGGCCTATACCCGTTGCTGCTACTTTTGCAAAAAACGCATTTCCTTGAGATACTGAGAAAAGGGTTTTAAAACTATCAATATACCAATTAAAAGTACGCACACCATACGAAAAGATGCCCGTCGAACTATCTGCACCATCTCTGTATGTTTGATAGTATGATGACTTATCCCAATGTTTTGGTCCGTAAAATGTCTGCGCCCCATTAATCAATAAACCTGCGTTTGTTCCTCCAGCAGGAATTGTGAAGCCCGTACCGTTGGTGTTAGTAACTGCACCGCTAGTCGCTGCAGGAACATAAGCTAAATCCGCTGCGCCTCCTCCACCTATACCTGCTAAGGAGGTCGTAGTACCGTTGCCCAATAAAACATCGTCTGCTGTAGCTCCTGTTTTTATGAACTTATTTCCTGTAATATCTCCTAAATAGTTTACACTTGCTTTAGTTACATGGTTAAGTGTAAAGTCGGCTATGTTTGATGTACTTCCTGTAGCTATATTTGCTTTAAAGGCGGGACCAGTACCTAGGTTCTGTCCAATTAAGGCGTAGTTACCAGAGCTACTTGACTGGAATATGCCGCCAATAGCCCCTACAGAATACCCATTAAAAGCATTTCCCGAACCTGAAAGAGAAACTTGAATTCCATTACCATCGTTTCCTGACACGTAAAGTCCTTCTCCTGATCCTGTGAAGGATACGTTTACTTTGCCGTTTACTTGCAAGGATTCAGCGCCTCCAGTTCCTCCATTTACCAAAACTCTTGCAGGCAGAATCAAGTTTCCTGAATCTTCTGATAAATAGATCTTAGACGCGCCTGCACCTATTGCTAAAACATCTTGTCCAAAAGGACTTCCTGATATACTGGATATACTAAACGTAGCGTTATCACTCCCTTCAAGTGTTATTGGTTTGTCTGTATTCAAAGACAATCCGCCAGCAGTAATTACCGAGGAAATATTTGCCGCTCCATTTACTTGTAGTTTTTCAACCCCACCTGTACCGCCTGCAATTTTAACAGAAGTACCATCGTCAGTAATTTGAGAATCTACACCAGTTGTAGTAGTTCCAAACTTTACTAAATTATTAACTGTACCAGAAAGTCCTCCTCCTCCACCTCCTACTGCAGTTTCTATTACTTTCCCTGCAGAATCTACAGCAAGAGCATAAGTAGCCGTACCTGTTTTAGAACCTGAACCGTAGAATGGTAATTCTAAATCTCCATTAGCCTTAGATGTTAAAGTTGTATTAGTTACAGTATTATCTACTGTTTTTACATCAAACGCACTTGTATAAGTAAGTGAATTTCTATCTGTCCATCTATAATCCAAACTACCTTGACTTTGCACCGTTCCTTCATCACTAACATTTGATGAAAAATCAATACCGTTGCTAGCAGTATCACTTCCCGATGCTGTACTAGTAATTAATATATTTCTAGTTACAGGTTGTGAACCTGAAGCTGCTCCTACTAACGTTCTGTTGAAGAAACCAGCATAATTATTTGAAGAAGCATCTATTCCAAATCCACTTCCTGAATATGTTTCTATTCCGTTACCAGTTGTAGCACCAAAAGAACCTCCAGCTCCTGTTGTTGCAGTTCCAATAACCCCTGTACCGCTAGTTGCATCACCCCATAAAGCTATTCCATTATTTGTATTCGTAAACTTAGAAAGAGTATTAGACGTGCTTCCTGTCGTAGTTAATTCATAAGTCCCTGCTGCAATATTTGTGTTTTGAGTAAGGGTTCCTCCAAGCTCGATGTCGTTAACAGTTTTAGTTAAACCATTAGAAGCTGTTTCTGTGGTTCCACTTGCAGTTGCGTAATTCGGTATGTTTATAACACTTCCTACTAAAGTTGCCGCTCCAGAAGTCCCTGTTGTGGTCAAAGAAATCTCGTCTTGCTTTCCATTAAATGTGGACCAATCCGTTGAGTTTAAAGCTCCTCTGTTAGAAGCGCTGGCGGTTGGTACATTCAGAGTTATTACTGGTGTAGTAGTTCCTGTCGCAACGCTTGAACTAAGATCGATTCCTGTTGTACCTAAAGTTAACGAACTTACATTAGTAACCGTACCTGCGTTAGAGGTGTATCCACTTGGGTTAGTAGAATTATAAGGCGTAAAACCTAATGTAGGTTGCTTTCCGTTTAACTGAGTTTGTATTGAACTAGTCGGATCCACATAACTCATAGTTGTAGCTGTAACTCCGTTTGTAGAAGTCGGTGTAATAGCCCCTAACGTTAAAGATATAGCTGGAGTTGTGGTAGATGTAGCAACGGTTCCGGACACCCCGTTTGCAGATACAATAGAAACGTCAGACACAGTTCCCCCACCACCAGCGACGTAACTTGGTATATTAAGCGTAGATCCTGTCAATGTAGCTGCGCCTGACGTTCCAGTAGTTGTGAGTGTTATATTGTCTTGCTTATTACCTAAGCTTGAAGTTAGGTTTGTGACCTGACTTTCTGATATATTCCCTGTTATAGTTGAAGCTGTTCCTGTTGTGTTTGCATTTGGCAAAGCGTAATCTGTTCCCGCAATAGCTATACTTGGTACTCCGGTTGAAGTACTGTTCTTAAGTATTCCTGTAGATAATGAAGATAGTTCCGTGTTGTTTATCTTAGTGACTTTTAACACACCTCCTGCATCTACCACATCTCCTGTGTGCGTTATGTTTGAAACTTTAGCTGTATTTGCTACAATCTCTGTCCATTTCCCAACTCCCAAGACACCCGCCTGAGTTTGATTGGCTTCCGCTATAAGTAAATCATTTACGTCTCCATCCGACGTTATTCCGTAATAAGTGCCTGTTACAGTCCCTGTAGATAACGAAGTTGGCCTATTTGTTACTAGTCCCGAATATAGAGTATTGATAGAGTTGTCACCGCTATTATTACCCGTACTAGTTCCGTTTCCATTTGGCGCACCAACTTGCTCAGCTGTTACTTGGTGAGGATTAGAGCGATTAGTTAGATGACTAATCAATCCAGCTCCGTTCGAAGTTACCCATTCTGCAGTATTGTCGTATAACGTTCTTAATCCAGTTGTAAAAGCTTCCGTCATTCTTTCTAATAAAGTAAATTTAACTGGCTTCAATAAACCAGCATTTACATCATCTGCAATTGGAATAACAACACCTGTTCCATTACTGTTAGATAAAGTCCCTTTGATTGGAGAAGCTATATAATTCAAGTTTGTCTTATTCGAAACGCTAGATTTTAAAACCCAATGAACTTCTTTGGTTATCGAGTCTTGCACCAAGATTCTATTAGCTTCATTGCTCTTCGTATCGTTAGTTATCTTTAACTTGTTAGTCAAGGTTGTCTGACCAATAGATGCGGCTGAAAATATCAGCAAGCATAGTAATTGTATTTTCTTCATCTTAAGTTTAATATTAAATTTCTGTGAAAACTATTGGTAAAAAATTATCTGAATTGGCTAGGTCTCCACCAAGCCACTTAGCTTCTGAGTACCTCATAGTTCCATCATTACTCCATCCGCAGAATATATCTCCAACTTCGTGATTCGTGAGGTTATTACCTCCAAAGCCTTTTTGAATAAACTTGAATGAGTCGTATTTGGCCATTACCAGGCTAAACGTAATTACCTTATCAATTGCTTTTATTTCTATTTGATTACCATTCTCGAAAGTAAAAGTGTCTTCGTAGGATGTAGCAACAGAACTTCCGTTTGCTGTAGCTATGGTCCTAACCATCTTAGATAAGTTAACCGATTTTCCAGAAGTCTCAGCTATAACGGAAACCGTTTCTATTAAGTTAGCGAAATCACGTGGGCTAACGGTTCCGCACCTGTCTGCTTTAAACAAAAGCTTTATTATGTTTTCCGCAATTTTCTCCGAATCAGTCATCTATATTTTTTTAATTGGTTAAGCAGGCAACGGACATTCTCCGTGATCCTCTACAGGAGGAATGTAATCTGTGTCTGAGAAGTCGTTGTTCTTAACTGATTGTAACATCCCACTATCTGATACTAGATTGTTATTGTCGTCAAGTTGCCTATCAGTTCCGTCAGTTGTTATTTTCACTAGTTTTGAATGCCCAAGGTATCCTGTGTTTTCTGTAGCCATTAGTTTATTTTTAATACTGCTTTATCAGTAGTTTTGTTATACTCAAGAACACCTATCGCGAAAGAACTGTCTGGGTTCCTGGCTTGGTTAGAGATTAGAGTATTTAAATCCCTAACATCTGAAGACACTTCCGTACCTCCTATGTTTACGATATCTGTACCAGACTTACTCATTGATCCTCCCTTATATGTTTTTACTTCTAATTGAAAGTCTCCGCTATTTACAGAGGCGGACCAAACTGCGTATACGCCGACTTTAATTAGATTTTCGCTTCCAGGGAAGTCTGTTTTAAATTTCTTTAAATTCACAAGAACACCTTCTACGCCTTCTGAAGTACCGCTTGAATTGGTGTCGTCAAGACCCCACCATAAATAAGAATCTGACTTGATTGCAGGGCTAGGGCTTGGAACCGTTTCTGATCCTCCGTAACCAACACACACCCCGTCAACAGATAAGACATTATTGTTCTCGTATCTAACTTGGATATCTAAGTCACGTCCAGACGAAGGATAGTTCCAAATGAATCTTATGACCATAAAGTCAAATTCATTTATAACCACGTCTTTCGTTACACAATAAGGTTCAGACCCAACCCACCTATATGGATATACTGAGTTTTCCTTTTTCGATACACTTATGTTTACTGTAGCCATGTTTTTATATTAAGAAGTATATAATCCAGAGCCAATATCTGATATAGCGAATGTGAACTCAGTGTCTATAGCTGCTTTATTCAACGAGTCACTAACGTACGAAAACAACCCAGAATTTATCATTGAAAACACAATCTCTTGATTGATGTTGACGTTAGCGCCATTAAGTTTCAATGCCCCTGAATTAGGAAGAGTCAATACTTTTAACTTACTAGGAGCATCGCCCTCTGGATCATGATACGGAGGGGTTAGTCCCGAAGTGAAATCTGTTGAAGTGAAAATCCTTGTAGCTCCGTGTATCATTGGCACTGACAGGTCGCCTACTTGGTCTGGAGCACGATTCGTGTAAGAAGCTATGTTTATTGTTACTTTTGCCATTTTGCTGTATAATTTGTTTTGATTGTTATCGCTTATTTTAAAATTGAAGTATGTATTTATAACTCCTTGCTTTAGTCTTAGGAAAGAAAGATAACTTGAGTTAGCGACTGGAAAACAATCGTTTACTTTTACATCTACTCCTTTGTATTTTAAGGTACCGGAACCTGAATCGGGTAAGCTTAATATTACTACCTCACAAGCTGAATCTCCATCTGAATCAGAGAAGTTCTTTGTAAAAGCTTCTTTAAAGAAGTTGAATGACGTGTTTACTTTTATGTTGTAATTCATTTCGCTTGTAATTATTGCGTTATTTCCACGTAAGTAACGTATACGTCTAAATCTCCAGTACCCCCTATTGGATCTCCAGTTCCAGCTCCTAGTTTATAAATAGAATTCTTGGTGCCGCCACTCCAGCTCTGAACTACGTTTATTGCTGATTGCATATAACCTATTTGTCCAGAAGTTAATGGATTTGGATTAATATTTGAAGATTGCGTTGTGTCAAAATCATTTGTAACGCTAAAATACGCCGCCGCTAATGTGTATCCTGTACCAGCTTTTCTAACAATATATATATTTGTAGGATACTTTACCTTGCCAGCCTCAGAAGAATCTAATATTGTTACAGGTGCTGTGTACAATAGTAACACCTGAGCTTCTGTAATAGTTGTTTTTACTACCTTCGTTAGAACTTGCTGGACAGCATAATCAACTACTGCTTTCATGTTAGCCCCTACGATTGCAGGAGTAACAGATTTCGCTGCCGTCTTATTTGTTATCTGTGCGTCTACTTGTGTTTTTAATTCCTCGCTAGTCATCTCTGTATGTTATTTTTTAATTAAAAGCTTCGTTAAATTCCTCGCTAAATATCAATACCGCCTCACTTACGCTTTCTCCTACTATCGCAAAGTCGCTAACTTCTGGAGCGTGACTACCGGTTGTATTGTGATCTTGAACCGTTAGGTGTGTTAAAAATTGATTTGACTTGTATGTGTCAGATGATAATTCTTGCTTACAAAATTCACTTGATGAATTAAGCACTTTGTAATAAAGTAAACATAATTCTCTTTGACGATCCTCGCTTATTCCTATAGCGCAAGACATTAATACTGTTTTGTGAATACAGTTCAAGAAATATAAGTTTCTTACGCTGTAAGTTCCTTTTCGCCTGGCATTCTTAAATGCCTTGCTCATGGTTCCTAGCGTAGTTTTTAAGTGATTTTCTCTGTCTAGTTGCATTTCTTATTTATTAAAAATGTGATAATCCTCCGCACTCTTCGCAATCTACTTCTCCGTTTACAGGAGCGCACTCAGTGCAAGAGCTACAAAGCGTTTTTAATCTAGATAATAAAGTAATAGCGTCCATAAATCTGTTTAGTTTTATAGCCTCGCTTATAGCATCTAGTAGTAAGTGAATTGACATTACGTTGTTAGCGTCTCCAGAATCAGTTACTCCTGACGTGAATATATTAAGATAGCTTCCACTGGTTCTTAATAACATCTCCATAGCGCATCTGTAATAACCTATTAAGTTAGTTACGACAGCTGTTACCGGATTTAAGCAATTTACTCCTTGTTGATTTATATCATCAGATTCGAATTCTAAAAAGTAAATGCCATCAAATTTTACTAATCCAACTGAATCAGCCGCAATAATGAATTGCTCTCTATTTGAAGTTTTAGAAAGTACTAAAGATCTTTTCTTCGCATAGACTTTATATGTGTTCTCATTCCATAGATTAGCGTCTGTGATTACATATCCTTCGCTAGTCTCTACATCTACGTATATTTTAGTATTGTCTGCAGAAACCCTGCATTCATTGATTGTTATCATTTGATGAAAAATTACATATTAAACAAATTTAGTTTTAAAAAAATAAACCTAGGCTTTAGAAAGTCTAGGTTTATTTAATATAATTGATGTGCTATACTAGATTACGCTAGGTCAGTCCACGTAGGTCCTCCTGCAGTAGCAATAGCTTGTCCAATTTTGTTTATCTCAGCAAGTGTCTCGCAAACAAAGATTAATTGCTTGTCAGATTTGTGAGGGTCATACGCTGATACATCAGTGTATTTGATGTCAATCGTGTAGTACGATTTAGCAACGTCAGACTCGTATGCTCTGTTGAATCCTAATGAAATGTCAGGAGTTGAGAACTCTCCAACGTGAGCAGATAAATAGTGCTCCAACTCTTTCATTTGATACCCTTGTCCTTTAGCGTAAACGCCAGGAGTAGTTGTAGAAGTAAGAACAGTTGACAAAGTTGCAAAAGCATCTACGTTAGTTCTAGCCACTAGGTTCCACATCAATTGATCGAAAGATCTTAAAGCTACGATGTAGTCAGTTAAGATGAAGTCTTTCTCTTGAATAGTAAGAACACCTGCAACTTGAGAAATCTTGAAATACTTGTTTACAGGAACGCTAGTTCCAGCAACCATAACCTCAGTTCCTTTTCCTCCCTGAAAACCAACATGAATAGAACGGTCAAACTGAGTCGACAAGTCTTTTCCAAGTTTAGTAGCCAATGAAGTTACTGTTTCTCCTGCAACGGCTTTAGCTGAAGCTAAGAAGCTGATGAAGTTTTTCTCAGTAGTTCCGTAGTTAATTTTGAAATCGATGTAATATTCTACACCAGTAATGATTCCAGACTCAACTTTAACAGTTTGAATTCTTCCTGTTTTTGCTCTTGGAGCCGTACCTTTCATGTAAGATATGTCTTTTGGAGTGATTAAGTCTGATTTAGACAAAGCTCCAGTTGCATTTTTCTTCAAGAAAAGTAGATCTTTACCTGCTGACCAGGCTACTCCACCTTCTCCTAAAGGCGCTATGTTTCCGTTTCCACCTGCGTTAGCGAATGTTTCGCTAGTTACTTTGGCGTCAACTGCAGAGAATAACATGAAATGTCTAATCCCTTTTTCAAATGGCAATGCTGTTGTACTCATTTTTTGTTTTTGTATTAATTAGTATTTATTCTATTGTTGTTTTTGTATTCCGTTTGTTCTCGCTATCGATATAGCTTTCATTACAGCCACATCTATTATCTTTGAATGTATGAATGCCGGCAAAGTAGTTTGGCTCTTTAAAGACAATCCGTCTATACTTAAACCTGAGTCAAGATCCGAAACTATTATAGGATCAATCTCCTTGATATAGGTTATCCTGTATGACTTCAGGGCTTCCGAAGAGAACACTGTAATAAGCACGCTGTTATTCTCTATCTTAAGAACTTTTCTTTTATTAGGTTTTTTGAATGGATTATTCATAAATGAATTTATCTCATCAATCCTACTAACCACAACCTCTGGAGTCACAATACAATTGTCAAGCTTTGGCTCTTCCCTAATTATTGCAATTAGTTTTGATGGTAGCGAAACAGTGTATTCGGATAGCGTGCTTGATAGGTTTCCTATCTTTACCACTACACCATTATGATACTTCAAAAGATTAGCTACGATTCTTCTAGATTCTTCATTAGTCTCATAGCTTCCTACGGCAGCCTCTACGACGTCTCTTACTGCTTGAGTAAGAACTATAGACATTTCATAGTCGTCTATATCTGGACCTCCTTGAGACGCTGCGTCGTACTTGAAATTGAATTCGTTTCTAAATTCTTCTAGAGTCATAGTCTTTAACTTATGCTGTTGCTTTTTTATCTTTCTTTGTAAGGATACTTAATTTAGCCTCAAGGCTCAATAAAGCTTCTTGCCCGATACCTGAAGACAAGTATGACGCAGCTCCGGTAATATCCGCAACAACTCCATCAAGCGCGATTGCTTCTCCCGTTTCAAAGTAGTACAGGCTGTTCACCTTGTTAACCAACTTGTATCTTAAGAAAGAGGAAATCTTTATTTTAGTCTCCAAAAACTCATCCGAAAGTATGGCTATAAATAGCTTTGGCTTAGAATCTTTTTCTTTCCAAGACTCGCTTTGCAGGAAGTCTAGTTTAGACGTGGCAGATACTGGTTTGCCAATGTTGGATAATAAATATCTAAGCACGTCTTCATTCTCATCATACTTATTGTATAACTTAAACGCTGTTTTAGCCATTGAGATATCCGTCTTCTCTTTCTTGAACTGATCTTTCTCTTTGATTAAAGCGAATTTGCATTTCTTTACTTTTGCATTTTCAATAGAATCTCCAGTGGACTCTGAGTCTTCCAAGATCCTAATGTATATGTAGTCTATCGGGTTTTTTTTGTTGTACATAGCCCCTTCTTTTTTTAAGAAGATTGGGAATATAGACTGACTCATTCCGTGCTTGTCAGTGATGTATTCTTTCCAGAAATCTGAATCTCCCCTTACTAACGTAGGGTCATTAAACTCTACTGCTAACAATTCTAATTCTTCACTAGAAAAGATATCGTTAATCTTTCTTGTTGATACTGGTGCGCATATTCCGATTCTTGCGTTGTTAGATAAACCTCCGTATTCTGGATGCATTTTATCTAAGATTCCATTACTAAAGTCTTGTATGTATCTAACATATACTTTCTCGTCTACAAACATTTCATTCTTACTAAGTGCCATATCTATTTTTTTAAGGTTCTTGCTATCGAGGAACGAGGGATAAAATCCCTTCCTCAGAAGAGGATGCGCCCGTCAGGTACGCACCCTAATCTATTGGAAAGTTTATTTTTAAAAAGTCTATTCTAAGACTTTAGGGATCAATGCTACGCATCTCTCTTTGTTGTAAACTGCAACTCCAAGGTGAGTGAATTTTGTGATAGTAGCGCTATCTTCATCAGTAGACATGTATTGAACATTGTCTTCTTTTGTGAACGGGTTTCTAAAACCAGAACTGTATCCACATTGCTCTCCACCGATTTTCTCGAATTTCTTGTACATCAATTTCTGGATGTTTGGATCTTCTTTAGTTCCCATGTAACGGATGTCAGCACGGAAGCTCTCTGCTGGCAACTGAGTACCTGGCATTAAAACTTTATTACGAACTGGATCGTCATATTGGTCTTGGATGTTGATTTTCATTCTAATTCCATTAGAAGACAAATACTCTGTGAATTGGAAACCAGCGCTCAATGCGTTAGAATGCAAGTCAGAAGATACTTTCTGCATAGTAGCAGGATTGTTGTTCGAGATAGTTTGCCATCCTGAAACCGTGTTTAACACAGCTTTGTGAAACAACGTTGCGAATCCTTGTCCACAATCCAAGTCAAACACTCTTTCGTTCAAGCCGATTTTGTTGTAAGACAATTGTTGTAAAACATTTTCCACTAAATCTAAAGAGAAAAAGTTGAAGAAGATGCTGTTCGCGTTATCGCATTGTTGACGAAGACCTGGTCCAAAAGTTAATTTTCTTCCTGATTTACCATCGATGTTAAAAGTGTTTCCTTTATCATCAACGTTAGTAGTACCGTAAGCTAATGCTTTGTTCTTGTAGTCAGAGAATTCTTTTGTAACTAACCAATCTTCGTAAGAAGATAATACAGTCATTGTGGTTTCGTTTCCTTTGTCATCTAACGCAGGGAAACCCATCAAGATCGCATAGTCATCAATGTCACCAGCTACTTTGTGGTCAATACGAATAGTACTCAACATACCGCGTACTTTAGCAGTAGATGGACGTCTTACACCACCTTGACTTCTAGATAAACCTCTAGCAGCAGGAGCGTATTCAACAGAGAATTTTTTTCCTGACAAGAACTCATCAGATGGAATTCCGTTTGGAGTTCCCCAGCCTTCTACTGTGTAGACAACATTGTCGCCTTCAGCTTGTGGCTCACGGATTACACGTACTGGATATTTTTCGTTTTTCTCACCAACGATAACTTCACCTTCGAAGAAATAATCTTCACCGAATACAAGTTCTGCAACTGCTCCTCCAACAAGAATTGTACTTCCTGCTTCAACAACAACTCCGTTTACTCTAGCCTCGATAAGCTGAACGTTACGTCTTGAATCTGCGATGATCTCGTAGTAGAAATCACTTAACGTGTCTACGTATTTTACTCCTAATTCCTCAAGAGTGTTTTCTAAAGTTCTACCAGCATGGATGGCATTTAACTTTACCATATTCTTTCTGATTTTCTCAGGCTGTGTTTTGTGAAGCGCTTTTAAAGTAGCTTCTGGGTCGAATAATGGGCCGTTCCAGTTTTTCAACTCGGTCATTTGCCATCTGTCTAATTTCATAATATTTCTTTTTATTTAGTTTTGTTGTTCAATCTCTTATTGAAGCGTCATTCCATTTGAGGACTTACCGCTGTTCTGTGCGCTCCTGCTTAATTCTTCTCTATCAATAGACCTTAGTCTATCTTCCAAAGCTTTAGCCGAGGCATTGCTAACTTTTGTTTTGATTTCTCCAAGATTTTTGAATCCGTTTGTGTTGTGGTAAAGAGCATTTAATATGATCTCCGCCTCAACTCCGTTTTCTCTTCTCCATTTTCCAAAAGCATTCAAAGGATTTCCTTCTGGCGTTGTGTCTACTTGAGTAGTCATTAGTTTTAATATCTCTCCTCTAGATTCTTTAGTAAGCTTGATATCACCCATTACAGATTCCTTTGCATCGATTGTTTTCCTTACGTCTTCTATCGTGGCTTGTTTCTCTTCTTTTTTGTTACTTATAGAAGAGTTGTATGCAACAACTTTTTTGTCGTAAAGACTTTGAATTGATTCAGTAGCATCGTCTTTATCTTTTCCAAGCTCAAAACTTCTGTTAGCTAAAGCAACCGCCTTCTCTTCCGTAAGTCCTGACTCAACTAAGTCCATTACCATGATGTCAAATCTTAACTGGCCGCTTTCGTCGCTTTGTAATTCTTCAAGTCCTATTGCTTCAATCCAATTCAACTCCTTTTCCATACTCTCGTATTCGTTTAAAGGAAGTCCTGACTCAATAGAGTCTAGGTATCTTTTTTGACTCTCACTTAAGTTAGAGTGCTTTTCAGACTCTATCTGCTTCATTACTAGATTCTTCAAATCTTCTAATGAATCTATTTTTTCAAACCCTTCAAGTTCAGAAGACAATACTCCTTCTTCTTTTAGATAGTTTGCAAAAACCGATATAGTCGAAGATGAATCTTTTGATTCTGAAGAAGGAGTTTGCTCTTCTGTTGTTTTCTCGAACTGCTTGTTCGCAAATTCTTCTTTTACTTCAGGAACTATTACAGCATCAGCTGCAGGAGTTTCTTTTATCTCTTCGTCACCTACTTTGGCGACAGCTTCTGTGTTTACTAATTCTTTTTGTTCTTCACTTTCGACTTTAATATCTCCTAGTGATAAGAACAACTCTGGACTATCCGTGTACATCTTGTCTATTTTTTAAGGTTTTGCATTACAAATCTATTGCGAGTATATGATGGATTAATATCATTTATAGCTATAATGCGTAACTGAGTTTCTAAATCCTCGCTTTAGTTTTAGAAGCTGCGACTTTAGCCAACTCTATCCTCTCTTTCTCTCTGTTGTTTCTAATACGCTCATCCAGGTCTAACATAGAGTGCATACTGTCACTAGACAACTTGTCGTACTCAAGATTGATTCTCCTGTCTTCTAAGTCATACTTTCTAGCCTCTGGATCTACTTCTGAAACTTCTTCCTGACCTGCGTCAAGCGCCATGCGTTTAGTTAAATTATCCTGGTCTACTTTATACTTGTCAGCTTCTAAATTATCAGTGTGATGACGCTCGATCATTTCTTGATTTGCCGCTGCTTGTTGTTGTATGGCCTGAGCGTTTTTATTGTCAGATTCAAGCTGAGCCTGTTGGGCCTGTTCTTTACGTTTCATTAAGTCTTCTTCTCCTTTTTCAATGATGCGTTGTTTTTCGCTTAAACTAGAAGAGTTGTATATTTTAAATACATCGCTATATCTAATCGCTTGCGTCTGCATCGCTGCCTGAGTAAGGCCATCCATCATTTGCTCTATCTTAGATAAGTCTGTTTCGTTATCAACAAGAATACCATACTCTTCATTAGAAAACTCGTCATCTATCTCGAATATCTGATTTACGTAATCATCTCCGATAAACTGGAACTTTGTATTAGCACCTTTATAAGCAACCTTACACAACTCCAAAAGCATTGTAAGAACGCGTTTTTTAACGTTGTCATGAATCTTGAATCTCTCGTTTGTAATGTAACTTGACTGAGTTACAGCTCTTTCTACTCCACCTACCGTTTCTCTGTTTTGGATATCCCCAAGTCTCTGTGGCGGAACACCAACGATTCTTCCCATTTGCTGTTCAACATAATTTAATATGTTGATCTGTTGTTGGATGAAATCGCCAAGTTGCTGATTTATGCTTTGGCCCGAATTAGGTATACCACCGGCAAGTTTACCTGTAGCCATTCCTTTATTTCCCTCCTTGAAACTATCTTTTACGGCTATACCAGCTTTCTTGGCAAAGAACATCCATTTGTTTAAATCCCATCCTGGAGGAAGACTTGCCAAATCCACTACGACTAAACTTCCGAAGAACTTACTCATTGCGTCCTGCATTCTGTGAAACGTTGCGTCGTACATCAATTGATACGGAAATGCCATATCCATCATTGAAGATGCTTTGTATGAGTTAATGCTGTATATCTGTCCTATGATTCCTGGATGATTGTATCCTGGATCGTCGAATTTATTGTATTGAATATCTCTTGGTTTGATATAAGGAAAGATACCCTCTCCGATTTCTACACCTTCCCACCACTGTGACACCCAGTAGTCTTCTGATTCTTCTCCTTTGTCAGTATTGATTACATACGTTTCTGACTGGTAAGTATAAATAGGCTTGCCGTTCTTTTCGTCGTAAGTCTTTACGCGTTTGATAAGCTTTCTAGACTTCCAAAACAATCTAACAACTCTTACGTTCCCTTCCGAATCTGTAATTTCCGAGTGTCCTTTTGAGAAGCTAGAACCCATTCCTGCAGGAAGACTAACGAAGTCTTTCATCATTTCTCTTCTTGCCAGGTTAATTCCGTGTTCGTCCATGTCTAGGTCAGAACCTCCTGAACCTGAAAGTTTCGCTGAAGTATCGTCAAGCCATTTCGTATCTGCCTCCGACAAGTATCTGTAATACTTATCTTGAATCATACCTGGAGCTTCGTAAGCGTAATTGATAATAACGTCAGAGTCCTCATACCTGTTACTGCTTCCTGATCGGATAACAAAGGTTGCTTTCTGGTCCAGCTTTTCTATACTTGGGCGATTATTAAAAACATCTCCTATGTAAGCTTCTTCAGAGTTCAAACAAACATCTTTGAATCCAGCATTGAACTTCATCTTCAAGTCAAGCTCTTTGATGTAGTGTCTTAGCAATAAGTTAGCTCGCTTCTCTCTGATATCTTGGTACTCAAACTTAATGTAGTAATCAAAAGCTTTTAATTGTTCGGCAGCCTCTTGCTCTGATATTCCAGGATCAGTGATTATCTCCTGTATTTTCTTTTCGAACATCTTGCGTTTATCCAGTTCTATTTTTGAAATAGCATTTGGATTAGTTAGTATAGCTTTCCATTCAAATCTCCTATCGAATTCTTCTCCGATGAGTACGTTGATATAAGGCGCTGCAATTGGGTGATGCTGGATGTCAGTAGGGTAGGAGAACTTTTTTAATCCGTTTGGATTCAAAAGCGTCGCATACTCTTTGACATCTATCTTACCTAAGTAAGACATTACATTCCTGTCCTTAATAGCTATAGAAGACCTGATTATAGATCCTTCTGAAAAAATAGCGTTCTTCGCCCATCCAAAATGATCTTCTCTCCATTTCTTGCCTTTAGCGGCAAATTTTTTCTTTTGTGGAGGAAATGCTTTTATACTCATTGTATATATTTTTTAGTTGTTTCTATAGTTGCTTTCGAAGTCTTCGTAACTTTCTTCTCCTTCGGGGTTTCCGTAGTTCTCTCTTACGAAGTCATCTTCCTCTACGTAAATCTCTTTCGCCCCTTCGCTATCTCTAGACTCCGTCAGCCTCAAGCGCTCCTGTCTAAGTATCATTACCATATCCATTGCTGACACCCTATCAAAGTTGCCATCAATATGATACTCATAGCATTCTTCTAGGTAGCCCAGGGATTTAATTCTTCTCAACTGAGGAATCTCTACTGTCTCACCATCTTTGTTTGTAGACTTATGAATACTTCTGTGCCAACTCTTTTGCAGTCTTTTACCATCCGCTATGATAAAGCTAGTCGTTCTAGTTCCTTTAGCTTGATTACCCATTGGGGCTTGCTTTGTTTCCTCTACATCTTTAAGATATCTAGGCGCGTCGCACAGTAAATACAATGAGTTCTTTCCGTTGAAATACCCAAAAAGACCTTTTATATTATTCTCATAGTTTCCTACCGCATTGTAATACAGTAACATTCTTCTGCATACCTCGTAAAACTCTTCCGCCAATTCTGGACGCCCAGTATACTCTGCTACGATCTCATCTGTCCAAAGATCAAAAACAAAAATACTTGCCAACGAACCGTTAGTCACATAGTCTGAATCGACGGGGTCAATACCAGCTATATACCTGTACTGGAATGGTTTTCCAACTGAATGATCTATCTGAGGAAGAGCAAATATCTCTATAGCGCCTTCTAGGTTAGTCTTGTCAGAATTGTATTTCCGTATAGGAGTTTTATCAAAGTTAGCTTTGAACTCAATTTTGCCATCGCTTTTTATAACCAAGTCGCCTACTAAATGCGACGAAGTAAACCTGTCAACATTTACCCTGCACTCTTCTAAGTAGTCTCTAATTTCTACAGTGTCGAAAGTAGATCCATTTGTTTTCATTATAGCTTCCTGCGGAGTAACAGGGTTTTCTGCTATATTTTGTGTTATTGTAGAAGTCTCTTTAGAGTTATATTTAATATGAATTCTATTTTTTATTATTACAATTAAGCTGGCTACTACATCACTGTTTCCATCAACATCCATGCAGCCTTTCATGTTTAAATAACTGGCGTGAAAAAATCCACACTTGTTACCTGCCTTGGAATGCTTGTCAAAAACATTTGATAATGGATACACGTTGTAACCGCCAGGGCTGTAGAACAATTCTCGAAGACCAGCAAAGGCAGCTCCTTCAGTTCCACCTGTTCCATAGGCATTCATCAGTCCAAATACATAACCACCCTCTTCTTCTACGGACGGGCGTCCAATGTTCCAGGCTTTAATCGCATTGTCAAACTTACCAAACTCCTCCCACTCAATCAGAACCCCACGCTTACCCCTGGCTTTCTCATGGTCGTTGTTCAGCGTAACTCCCATTACTTGATTGTGAGTACCTTTTTCAACGTCAGTACCTTTTTCTTTATAACCCATCATCCAATGCATGTTTATCCAAGAGCTTTTAAGCTCACGAATACTTGGCCATGGAGTGTGTTGTGCGCAAAAATCAATTACATCTACGAATTTATTTAGAATACCATCTTTTGTTAAGTATTCTTTTTCGTTGGCTACAGCCAGACTCACTACATTTCGCTTAGCGTCTGCACTTTCCCCTAATATAAAATTCCTGCCAAGCTTAGCGCCTCCCTTGAGAGAGTATCCAGCTCCACGTTTCTTAAGCGTAACGGTATGAGAACCGTTATCCCTAGCTCTTTCTAAGTAATGAAAGAATAAATAATCTCCGTCGTAGAAATCAGGAAGTCCTTGAATACGGTCAGCTCTCCTGGAGCCTTTGCGTTTCTTTGATTTCATGATGGGGGAGTAGTTCAGGTAGAAATAAAAGTATCCTGTTACCCATTCACCATCTGATTCACGAATATATCCCTCGTGACACCTTCGTATCTCTTCGTCCCAGAATACCCTAAAGTCACTAAATGGATTTGCGCTTGGCTTTAAGAAACTATACTGGCCATGCTGCTCGAAGTGCAGTGCCGCTTGCCTGAAGTAATTCATGTCTTCTAGAATATGCGGACTTGTAATGTCTACACGAATTCTACCTGCAGGGTCTTTAGTTTTTGGTATTTCCTGCTCATCGTTATTAGGGTCTTCCCATCTAGCTAAGTCTTTTGCTCTTAACCTGTCTACCGATATTAAGCTTTTCACAAAAGGAATAGCTGTAATATATTCCATAAACATATCACGCTCCTCTTTATTGAGTGTATCGAGAAGCGCTTTATCTATGTTTGTGTTTGCTGAGTTAGTTGTTATGTGTTCGCTCATTATACTTACATATCCTCATACGCTGATTTAGTTTTGCTTCCCTTGTTTAAGTTAGCCTCAGCTTGGCCTTTAACGTATTCTATTTCTGCTTTGTTTAGCGTCTCCATTAGCAGTGGTATTTGCTTTGAAGTTTCTATAATTTGTTTTAAGTTGTAAACCGGCTTACCCATCTTGTCTTTTTCACCAAGATCAATTGCTTTTAATTCGTTTCTAATCTTTTGAACCATGGCATACGTGTCTTTTAGTAGGCCACTAGTCATGGTTTCCGAAAGCTCTAAGAAAGTTTCGCAACAGGTTGTCATGTATTCGTCTGGCTCCCATCCGGTAGGAAGATTTACATGTCTAATCACTTCTTTAGAGCGCTCAGCTTCGTTAGTTTGTTGCTGAAAGTCAGAAGAAGCTTCGTGCATGAAGTAGATGTACGCTAATTCTTTTAGTATCAGATTTTCATCCCCTTTACGGTCCGTGTACAGGAAGTTAAAATCTTTTAATAAGAGAATTTCGGGCTCAATGACTACATTAAACCCGTCATCACAACTAAATAACTTCATCCTCAAATCCGTTTAAATCGCCTAACTGACGATTCTCATCGTAAACCCACACAATATCTCTTTGGTCTATCATCAAGTAGTCGTGACCGTCTATTCTATGAACGGGTACGTCTATGTATTTAGAATATTCCCCATTAGGAGTAGCTTCATTTGTATCTCTTACGTTTACAAACCTTCTGAAATCGATTTTTACTAACTGCCCAACACTGAAGTTCTCAGCAGCATTCTTACCTACGCTTACTATTTCTTGCTCGTTAAATACAACACGAACCATTCCTTTAGACTCAGCTTTAAACTTCTCATCACCCTCTATGTCTAGTTGAATTAAGTTAGCTTTTGCTAATAAGTTTATAAGCTTTGGGCGAACAGCCTTAGTCATTACAAATGAAAACGGAACTTTTACTCCTGGAATAGGCGCCCTGATCTCGTCTCTACGAGCTTTGTTGTGAGCTTCAAGTTTTAAGTCTTGTTGTGCGTAATCAGATTTCTTCTCCATTAAGAAGTCTACATCAACGAATAGTCCGTTCGCTCCTTTAACTAATCCTTCTGCAATCATTGCATTTGCCGGCATTTTTATAGTACTCATATTTTTTATTTTATAAAGCGACGCTTTAGTTTTTATTTATTTTTTTTAATTTCATTCGCCTTAAGATGTAGGTACTTCTTATAGTTTGGAACCATAAATCCTAATCCCGGTATTTTTAATATTGGAACATTTTTCGAAAAGTCTTCAGAAGAGAGAATTACATTACCGGCTAATTGCGGCAGTTCTATCTTAGCTTTCATGTACTTGAACATAACGTTTATAGATTGCTCTACTACGTATTCTGGAATACCAAGCTCATAGCTTATCTTAGCTAGTTTCTTTTCTTCTAACGTTTTTCTAGGCAACATCCGCTAATGGTTTTTTATTTACAATGTCTATTGAATAGGTGAATTTAAAATTCTCAAACGGACGTTCTATCGCTGGAACTATTCGTTTATTAATACTCTTTCCTATTATTAGATTCTTCTTTCTCAGTATTGCCAACGTGTTATTAAATGTATACACCTGGAACTTAAGCTCGTCTCTCATTTTCTTTCTATTCTCCGAAGAGAACAAGAATAGATCTATCATGGACCTATCAGACGTTGTGTCTGATATTAGATGTCTATGATATAGTATTTTGGCTAAGAGGTCTATCTCTTGCTGTCTCAGTTTAAGAAACGGCTGGAGCATATTAAGCCATAGCTTAAAGAACTGCTCCTCCGTTACTCCAACCTGCTGGATGTTTTGATTCATTAGTTTAAATTTATTATTGACACTGTTTTGCAAACGTATATTCTGTTTCCCTTTGTGAACCTACCGAAGTTGGTTAGTATTAATTCTCCGCTTACGACATAGTCGGCGAGTTTGTTGTTGTTTTTGATGAATTTATCTATCAACGCTTCTTCAGATAGATCGTATGCCTTCTTTGTAAACAAGACGTTTTTAAAATTGTCCTCGTTCAGTAGAAAGTCTTTCGCTATTTGCTTTCCCGTCATCCAAGTATCTTCTTCCATTTTCTTCTGTGTAAAGCTCCTCCCAGAGATTAATATTTGTTTCGATTATATCTGTATTACCACATTCTCCACAGTAGCAATTTACTGTTTTTGGAATTACAATCACTTTTAAAGATAAACAGTGCTGGCAATAGAACACGTTATCGTTTTCTTCGCGCATATTTACGCTAAAATCATCTTGACTAAACATTTTCTTTGTTTTTAAGGTTATGATCGGAGACTATCTCATCTACTTGGTTTTTTATTTCATTAAGATCCGGAACGTTGTTGTCTATTTTAAACGTGTTCCATTCGCTGTAACTCATCAGATCAGGAAACTTATCTTCATTGCAAGATTTGCTTGCGTAGGATTTCTTTATTGTTGGACATGTGCATTTTTCACATTCTCCTGAGACTAAGCAAGTATCTTTACACGTGTATAACCTGTAGTAAACTTGTTCTTTTATGTATTCCGGCATCCCAAAGATGTTGTCGTAGTAGTATTTCGAGTATCCTTCTATGAAGGACTTTACTTTACTTAGTGTTATTTCGCTAATTTTCATGACTAGTTAGTTCTTTCTGTATCGTTGTGGTTATTTCTTTTTCTTTTGATTCTATGTATTCTTTTCTTATTACTATGTGTCCTGCTCCGTGACTTACGTCTATGGTCTTTAGAACCAGTAGATTATCACTGAATACTTCTAGTAGTAATTTGTATTGTTTCTCTCCACGCTTTCCTAGATTTACTGGTTCGTTTAGCCTAATAGTTACTTTGATTCCAGCATCTAGCTCAATTCCCTTATCTTTAGACTGGTCCAGCTTTGGTATGTGTTTTTCTCTAGGAAGTAGTCCTGCTATAAAAGCATTACTGAAACTATCTTGTTGTGTTACTATCATCTTTTCTCTAGTGCTAAGATTGAGCCTAATAAATCAGGATTCAATTGTGATTTTAATTCTTCTATTGTTTCAGGAACTTCAGGTTCTGAATAAGTATCAACTCCTACTGAAGAGCTTCTCGGCCTAGCACTAGATTTTAACCAATTATCAGACATCATCGCTAATTGATCTTGAGTATTAGCGTTTCCGAGCCCTCTTGACTTTTGCATTGTAAAACCTCCTTGTTTAAGTTGCTGAGATAGTCCAGAACCCATCCTACTTGCTGGTATTCCAACACTATTTAAAGCGTCTGTTCTTAATTCTTCTGCACGAAGAATCAAGGCATCTATTTTTCCGTTAGTTATGAATGGATTGTATTTACCACTAGATAACCTTCTATCCTCTGAAAGATCGTTATAAGCCTTTTCGAACACGCGTATAGACTCTTTGCCTTGCTGCAATAAATGCTCATCATTCTCCATAACAGATTGATTTAATGGATTATTAAAATTGATTTATACGGCGTTTAACCGTAGATAATGTTTGTGTAGTAATGTTTAATAGCCATTTAAGAACATAGCTATTTCCTACCCTGAAGTTGCCGTGGAAGGCTTTCGGGTCGAGACTTAATTGCTTAAGTCCGAATTTAACTTTGAATTTCCGTAGTTGTTATTCAGATGCTTTCCATATTCAATGAACTTAGGTTTGCATCCTATCCTTTGCATTTAGTTTTTTACGGTTGATCCTAACCAGTTCTAAATACCCTACATTATATCAAAGCTCTTTTTAGTCTATCGGGGACAACTCGTTTGCTATGTTACTTAGAATATGCAAACTACAACCCAACTTCTAATCCTATTACTCGTGCTGGAAAACTTTTTTTCAAAAGCAAAGAACACGTATTAACCTTACAGGATGATAGATATCGCTATCTGACTGTTACAAATATACTTTAAAAGAATATAGAAATTTGTTTTTTTTTGTATTTTATTTAAATCAAGGACTTAGTATTTCATATCGTATGGCAGGAGTTTATTTTTAAAAAAAATTTTTTATTTTTCTAAGAGTGTGAGATGATCCATATACCAACCGCCCTGCTTTTTTATAATGGGTGAACCCCCCTAGGACTTTATACTAAAGTCTTAGTTAACAATACCAAACACTACGCGTTATGGCATATGCTAAACTTATCAGCTCTTACGATCGACAAGGAATTTCAGAAAAGACAGGGAAACCCTGGGCTTTTTACACAGCTATCATGGCCTTAGACGGCATGATAATTAGTGCAAGTACAGACGAATTCGTCTATAGTACTTTGAAGGATAAGGTCGGAAAAAAATTCCGACTTTATAAGCACAACACAGTAAGAGAAGGTCTCTTAACTTGTGGTGATTACTTAGGTGAGGAAAAGATTAAGAAACAGAAATAGGCTAACGCCTATTTTGTTTTTTAAAATAAACCAAAAGCTTAAGGGTTTAGGCTAAACGTAACGCGTAACGTACAGGCAATAAAGCTTGATAGTATGGAGAACAGTTTGACGACTAGAGTCTCTGTGCTATTG